GTACCTCTTACTCTACCTAAAGTTTCTTTACATAAAGCAATGAAGTATCTTCTTATCCAAACTTTTGCTGGGTCATTTAAATCATCAAACGTAATGTCATCTAAAGGAACGTCCATTGGAGATTTAATAATGTCTTTGTTTTTTGCTAAACAATCATCTTTAATTAATGGGTTGATGTCGTAGTACCAATACCAACATTTACCTTGGTCAAGCATTGAACCCCTGAAATCAAACTTACCACCAGGTGTGTTCATTAGATGAAGATATTTTTTACCATCTGGTGCATTTGTGATTTTATAAATCAATTCTGAACGGATCATTCTGTTTTTAAGGTTTCTATCAGTTGTTCTCATTAAAATATCAAAAGCTGGAAGAATATAGTAACTACCTAATCCCATGTATTCGGCACCAAACTGATTGTTCCAAACACCCAAGAATGGGTCAATAACAGATTGGTCCAAAGATGCTGGCGTAAACCACAATACCTCATTTATCTCTCTGTTTGCTGGAATTTCATACATTTGTTGACCTTTAACCAATTCAACATAATCTTTTTTAAGCACATAACCACCTTCACCAGCACCTAAACCGACAATTTTTGAGTAAGAGTAAGTATATTGGGTAACTAAATCAAAAGTTCTATAAATAAAAGCTCTTGTCAAGTCAGCCTCACTAATACTTAAACCAATCAAACTAGGCCATTGGTGTTCAATTAACCAGTTATTTATAAACTCAACATAGTCTTCCGTAGCGATTTCAAGAAGTGAGTCCATTTGTTCATCCTCTAATTGAATCTTTCTAATAGGAGCACCAAGCCTGTGTTTGGCTTGTTTGTATATTTTTTGCTTTTCGGTTGGATTTATTCTCATTTGCTTAATATTTATAATAAATACTTTTAAATACGGGAATATTATGGCTAATAACAAATTTAATAACGCAATACTCAGAACAAAAGAATTATTTGCTTTTCGTTTAAATGAGTCTACAAATATATCTGAGGTTGATTGGGAAAAGGATTTCAGTGATGTTAAAAAAAGCTGCTTATCCCCAGAATCTGTTGTTAGTATGTTAAACTCACAATTAGATAGATTAGGTAAACCATCAAAAGATAGAGAGAAGATAAGTGCAAATGAACCAATCATAAGTGGTAAAAATATACCAACGGATAGTGAAGGTGAAATTGACATTGACCATTTTATTAGACAAATTACAGCGTTACCAAAACAAATATTTGATAGAAACCCTAAAATGGAAAAAAGTGACAGGGGTGGTTTGCAATATACCGTTAATACAGGTATACCAGCATTAAGAAGTATTCTTTATGATAAAGAGCAAGGTAAATTTTATACAATTAATACTTGCCCTGGTGCTGGCACGTGTGCGATTGACTGTTACGCTAGAAAAGGTTTTTATATCATGAATGATGGTAAGAACCTAAAATACACCCAAAGACTTAATTTATTATTAAACGATCCTGAAATGTATGAAAATATCATAATGGATGAATTAGATCCGTTGGCATACACTTTAAGCAGACAATCAAAAAAAGATAAGGTTGATATTAAAATGATCTTAAGATGGAACGATGCTGGTGATTTTTTCGCTAAAAAATATTATGACATCGCAATTAGTGTTACAAACCAATTACTTAAAGCTGGTTATAACGTTGAGTCTTATGCATATACAAAGATGGGTGATATAGCTAACATAGCGGATCCAAACTTTGTTATGAATTTTTCGGATGATGCGAATAAAAAAGAAACAGCTAAAGTTAATACAGACACAGCCAAAATTTCTAAGATAGTACCAAAAGAGTTATTTAAAGATATCTTTAAAAAAGAAGGCCCTCATTATGTTAAGGATGAAAAAGAAAAGGCAACCTTTATCGATAATGAGGCTAAAGAAACGCTAAAAAATCGTGTTAGTATTAAATATAACATACCATACGAATCAATTGTTTATACTGATGAATTACCAGCGACACAGGGTGAACCTTTAAAATACAATGTTATTGTATTACCTACTGGTGACAGTGACATCGGAGCACAAAGAAAAGATGTTAAAGGTAGTTACTTACTACAACATTAACGTCTAAGGTGCATAATAACCTCTTTACCAACAGAAATTTGTTCTTCTGAAGGGTTATCTCCCATAATAGTACTGATTATCTTCATCTTACTTTGAAGCGCTTTATACATAATCATGTCTAAAGTATCCGCAAACAATGGGTAGATAATGTGAACTTGGTTTTGTTGGCCAATTCTATGGGCTCTATCTTCAGCTTGCATGTGGTTAGCTGGTGTCCAATCCAAATCATTGAATATTACAACACTACTTTCAGTAAGTGTCAAACCAACCCCAGCAGCGACAATATTACCTAAAAAAACTTTAACCTTATCATCGTTTTGAAATGATTCAACAGCCTGTTGTCTTTTTTCTTTTGAAACAGAACCATCAATCATTACCGATTTTTTACCGAAATGAGCTTGCAATTCCTTAATTGTATTTGTAAAACAACTAAAGATGATAACTTTTTGATCATTCTCAAGCATTTCTTCAGCCATTTCAATGGTGTGTGCTATCTTATCGTAAGACAACAATTGTCTAACCTTGATAAGTTTTGTTAAATGATCTGTTACAGTAGGTTTTTCGCCAGCCGCTTCCATTTCCTCAATCCAAGCTTCATATTCATCAATATAAGCGTTGTAGCTGGTTGAGAATTCCAATGGTAGGTATACAGGTTTGATAGTCTTTTGTGGTAAATCAATGGAATCGTTTTTAGTTCTTCTCAAAATAACATCAGAAGAAAAATCTTTTAATTCTTCTAGATTTGACGATCCTGAACAAACCCAATACTTTTGTTTGGTACCTTTGCGGTTAAATTGTCTACCAGCACAATATCTTTTAACATAACCAACCCAATTAGATGCCACAGGTGATTCACACAAATACAAAAGATTATAAAAATCGATTGGTTTATTTGTGATTGGGGTACCTGTTAATAACCACCTTACTGGTACTTTCATCGCAAAATCATTAAAGATTTTTGTTCTATTTGACGCAGCGTTTTTAAGATAGTGAGCCTCATCAGCAATAATTAAATCAAACTTATGATAATCAATTGGTGATACAGGTAGATCAGCTGTTTTAACACCACGTCTAGGTAAATGGTGAAAGTTCTTAAGAATATCGTAATTTACAATTGTCCATTTTTTTACAGTAAGATTACTACCATCAACAACACTGATGTTATCTGGTGAGTCGTAGTTTGAAATCTCAATTTTCCAGTTAAGTTTAAGTGATGCTGGGCAAACAACCAATATCTTTTTAAATTGGCCTTCCATAGCCGCAATGATAGCTGATGTGGTTTTACCAAGACCCATTTCATCTGCCAGGATAAATTTATCGTTTGTCAATAATTTTTTAATAGCTGTTATCTGGTGAGGTTTTGGGTCCCTTTCGTATTTTGTTGGGTCGATTTCTGGTTCAGGGCGACTAACCTTTACACATTCTTTTGATATGTAAAAAGTGTAATATTTGTCGCAACCTTCTTCAAAACAACCGTAAACGTGTAAAAAATTCTCTTTTCTGCTAAGTAATTTATTAATGAATATTTTTTCTGGTATAAAATCTAACTTTAGTTGTTCAGCAATGAAAGGTCTACAAGACTTACTAATATCAAATAGTTTATTAACAACAACTGGATCAACATTACCATTTCTAATAATATAGTCGCTTTGGTTTTTTGTGGGTATAAAACTTTTACTTGTAAAGTAAGTATTTTGTATACCTAATATATAATCGTTTAAACCTTTATATGTTTTTAGTATATCCAGGGCTCTCTTTTCTATTGGTAATTGCATTTATGTTTGTTTTCCCTTAATTTATTATTACTCAATAATAATAAATTTTTAGGACAAAGTCAATTCATTAATAAATCAAACTATTTATATGAAAACAGCAATGGAAAGAAAAACTAGAATACCAAATACAAGGTTGAATAGGTTTTATGACGAAGAAGATTTTCAACTTGAGCTTGATATGGCAACAGAACTAATCGAGGGGGATATGAATTTTACTGTTGTTTTGTTTAGAGTTGACAGAGTTAACACGCAAATGGATGATGTTTACGGTGAAAGTAATGTAAATGATATCAGATTTTTAGCACCTGTTGAGTTAAAGGTTATACTTAATCTTGAAAACGGTGAGAATAAATCATATTCACCAAACGGTAATTTAAGGTACCAAGATTATGGAAATCTTGAATTTACAGTTTTACAAAAGCAACTGGATGAAAAAAACACTGAAATAAGTTATGGTGATATTGTTGGTTATTCAGACAAACAAAGCAATCTCAAATATTTCACAGTTTTTGATGATGACACCGTAAATACTGATAACCCAAGTACCCAATTTGGTTACTCTGGTTATTTTAGAAGAATAAAATGTACAAACGTGGATCCTAACATATTTAAAGGAGTATAATAATCATGGCTTTACCAGGTTCATTTAAAAAGAAGATCAATCTTACACAGCAACGTGCTAACATCGAGTATCCTTACTCAATGCAAAGTGGTGCGGCTGAAAATATGAAGGATATGATTATCGATAAAGATACTTATTTACCAAAAGGTGTAATGCATGTTGATTTAGATAGGGGTTTTAAAGACTTTATTACTAATGAACTAGCTATTTCACTTGACGGTGAAAAAGTACCTGTTTTTATGATGGGTATACAAAAATGGAATGAGTTTTCACAAACATGGAAATTTTCGGATGAGTATAAAAACTTAAAGATTCCGTTTATTAATATTGTTAGAAATCCAGATACAAAATACGGGACAAACCCATCTTTGATTTATAATATACCTACAGGTAGACATTACACGTATGCGGAAGTTCCAACTTGGGACGGTAATAAAATGGGTGTCGATGTTTATAAAATACCACAACCAATACCTGTTGATATAACTTATGATGTTAGAATTTTTGCTTATAGACAACAAGAACTTAATAAATTTAACGCAACCGTTTTAAAAAATTTCCAAAGCAGACAAGCTTATACGGTGGTTAACGGGCATTACATTCCAATTGTTTTAGAAGATTCTTCAGATGAAAGTCAAGTGACTGATCTTAACAATAAAAGGTTTTACGTGCAATTGTACAATTTTAATTTACAAGGATTTTTATCAGATCCAGACGATTATATTGTGACACCAGCGATTAGCAGAACTTTTACAATAACAGAAAATATTTAAAAATAAAGAAAGAATTTTAAAAATGAACTGATATTCTGGTTTTTTGGTAAAAAATCTGATATTTATGAATAAGATAAAATTAAATAAATAAAATTAACTAAATATGGCAAACAAAGTTTATGCATCTCCAGGTGTCTACACAACCGAAAAAGATTTAACATTTACAACTGAGACAGTTGGTGTTACAACATTAGGTGTAGTGGGTGAAACCTTAAAAGGTCCAGCGTTCCAACCAATGTTCATCAGAAATTTCGATGAATTTAAGACTACTTTTGGTGGTACTAATCCAGAAAAATTTAAAAATACACAAATTGTTAAGTACGAATTACCGTACATTGCAAAACAGTATTTGACACAATCAAACCAATTGTATGTAACAAGACTTTTAGGTTTATCTGGCTATGATGCTGGTATGGCTTGGGTTATTAAGACATTAGGTGCAATTGATGAATCAACTTTAACACATACTGGTGTTACTCAAACAACAATTAATTTTCAGTTTGATACTGATGATAATACTTTCTATATTACTGGTGTTTCTGGTAATACAGATTTAATTGAATATATCGCTACCGCAACTGGTGTTGCTGAAACTGATTTTGACACGGTATTTAATCAGTTCTTCACAAGTATTGGTGGTTATAATACACAAGATTTTTATATCGGTAACGCTTTATATTGGGGTCTTTTGACTCAAGATATGGACGATGATTTAACTGTTGATGCGTCTGGAAACGGTTTGACCCCAACTTACATTGATGCATATGAATTACCATTCACAGTCCCAACTGCTGATAGAGATGCTTATGTGTTAAATAATGAGTTAGTGTATAACACAGCTACTCAAACATATAACGGACCTTCATTTGCTTTATATTGCCATACATTTACATCTGCTGGTGCACATACAATTAACGGTGTTTTAGAGTTATTCACTGTTGATTTAACGGCTGATCCATTCATGGAAGGTCATAACAAAAATGTTGCAACTGTAAGAAGCAGAGGTACTTATACTTCAGATATATTAGGTTATAAAGTTGATACATTAGATATGGTTGCTCCAGCAGAGGTTGTTAACAATCCATACTTAGCTTTTGATTTAACTGGTACGACTGCAAACCCAAGTGGTAGCACATTCTCATACACAGTTTCTTTAGATAGCACAAAATCTAATTACATTAAAAAAGTAATTGGTACAACACCAAACAATAAAGATTCTTACATCTACGTTGAGGAAGTTTATGATGCTTCTTTAAAATTAGGTAGATTAAGCGGTAAAATTAAAGGTTTATACAGTGAATTAACGTCAGTTAATGATTGGGATCACTACAGATTCCAGTATCAATCACCAGTAACTCCTTTCTTCGTATCTGAATTAAGAGGTGGTTTACCACAAAGATTGTTTAGATTAATCTCAATTTCTGACGGTTCTAACGCTAACACTGAAATCAAAACTTCAATTGCTAATGTTGACTTATCTAAGAAAACATTTGATATTTACGTTAGATCATTTAATGATACAGATGCAAATATTTCTGTACTTGAAAAATTTGTTGATTGTACAATGGACGAGTCATTAGATAATTTTGTTGGTAGAAAAATCGGTACAATCGATAACAAATACCCACTTAAAAGTTCTTATGTTGTACTTGAAATGGCTATAAACGCCCCTACAGATGGTGTTCCAGCTGGTTTTGAAGGGTATGAATTTAGAACAAATGGTGTTAGCGGTTACACAGCTACAGCTGTTCCAGAAATACCATTCAAACTTAAATATTATGCACCTGGTGATACAATTTATAACCCACCATTTGCTAACGCTACAGTTTCTAGTGGTGATGTAATAAGAAAACATTACTTAGGATTCTCAAGCCAATTTGGTTATGATAAAGATTTATTATTATTCAAAGGTAAAATCAGTACTTTAGGTGATAACGCTTATAACACTGGTGATGATTACTCAACAAAAACAAAAGGTTTCCACATGGACATTAACGCAAGTAGTGTTATTGACTCTGTGACTGGAGAACAAGTTTTTGCTGTTGGTGTGGCTTCATTTGTTGATCCTATTGTTGTTGATGGAACATCAACTCACCCATACAATAACATGAGAACAAGAAAATTCACAGCTTTATTTTCTGGTGGTTTTGACGGTTGGGATGAGTATAGAGTTAACAGAACAAACACAGATGACTACAAAATTGGTAGAACTGGTTTCGTAGCTGGATTATTCGACACATTTACAAACGTTGAATATGCTGAGTTATTTGGTACTTCTGATTACTATGCTACAATGTATGGTATCAAAACATTC